CCCTATGATTCGGACGAACGTGGACTATGTCTTTGTTCTGCGTGACAACGTCCGTCAGAATCGTGAAAATCTTTACAAGGCTTTTTTTGGAGTCTTTCCAACCTTTGACCAGTTTTGCCAGGTGATGGACGCCTGTACGGAGAATTACGAGTGTCTGGTCCTCGACAACACCTCCAAGAGCAACGACGTGACCAACTGTGTGTTTTGGTACAAGGCGGCCCTAAGGAAGAACTTCAAGTGCGGTTCGGCTGCATTTTGGCAGTTTCACCAGCGCAATTACAACCCCAGGCACGCCGGGGCTCCTAGCACCACGGCCCTGGCACGCAAGCCAGGCGCGTCAGCGGTCACGGTAAAGAAACTTCAACCAAAGTAAATGGAGTCGTTCGATGCGAGCGGCTCTACTGACATCACTTCGGTCATTCCCACGGGCCTGCTCGAGGACCCGCCGAATAACGGCGAAAAAAACATTGGTCAAAATCAAATGGCGGAGTTCTCAACTGCTCTTGATGACGTGGTGCCGCCCGGCCCCTCTATGCAGATGCAGGACATGGCGTTCGGTCCGGTCGCCGGCCCGCCGCAGACTCAGCAGCAGCAGCAGACGCAGCAGTCGGTCGGTCGCAAGATCCCGTTCGGCCTGACGCCCGAGCAGTACATGGCGCTGCTCGCGGGCCTTGCGGCGGTGGTGGCGACCAGCAAGCCGATCCAGGAGAAGGTGGCCCAGTTCATGCCGAACCTGGTCGAGGGCTCGGTCAGCGCGATGGCCGTGACGGCGGCCCTGGCGGCCCTGGTCTTTTTCCTGGCTCATCGGTTCCTGAACTAAAGACCCGCAGGGCCTTTAGGAGCCCGGGCCCTCGGCACAACCCCTGACGAGGGGGGGTCTGCGACCCCGAGGGTCAGCCCTTGATATTCTCCCCACAGAAGGGCCCGACGTCACCCGGTGTGTAGAGGCCCCTTTGGGCGCAGTACTTGCGAAAATCTTTGAAATTCCGCCAGAAGGCGTCAGAATGTTCATATTCCCGAACTGTCGAGTGACACAATTCGTGAATGAGTACATGCATGGCCGTGTTGATACGGGTCTCGTCGGTCGAGTCCCCGTCCAGACACAGATAGATCTCGTAGCCCTTATTGACGTTGTAGGCTATGGCCCCCTTTGACTTGTCCCAGCCGCACATCCCCGTCAGGATCACAGGCTTCTTGACGGGCTCCCAACGCGGATCGAGTTTGGGGTCGTCATGGAGTGCCTGCATGATGCGCTCGTATCGGTCACGCACCTCAACCAACAGGTCAGGCGGTCTGTTGGTCGCGACGATCACGATGATGAGGGCCAGGCCGAGGGCCCACACGACCCACGCGTCCATACTGATACTAGGCTACTAATTTTTCCTGAACACAAAGCTCGAGTAAAGATCTGACACGTGGCCGTTGGGCGTCGGAAGCATGGGCTCCCACACGAGGCGCGTGAAGCCATGCATGGCGAGGGCTTGCGTCAGGTCGTGTGCGTCGAGCATGGGTTCGCTCTTGGGCCCATCTGCATAGAAAGGACCGTCCGTGAGGCCGACCAGCAACTTGCCGTCCTTGATCTCGAGGGTATTTCCTAGGGGGTCCTTGAATTGACCGCCCCCGGTGAGGAGCTCGGCCCGGGCGAGTTCGGGCGTGATGCCGATGAGCAGACCGCCCGGCTTGACGGCGCGTCGGATGGCCTCGATCGATTCAGTGAAGATTTGTTCGCTTTCAAAAATATAGTGCAAAGAAAAATTGTAACAAACGACGTCGAACGGCCCTGCCGCCACCGCTTGGCGCACGTCACCTGTGCCGAGAAACCATACGCCAAAACCAATGTCCAGGGCGCGCCTCTCCGCCTCCACGAGCGACTCGGGGTCGGGGTCTATGGCGGACACGTTGGCCCGGACCGCCTTCCACTTGTGCCAGTCGCCGCCCCTGCCGCACCCGCAGTCGAGTACGGATGATCCCGGCCTGACCCACTTTTGGATAAGTTGACGCTTTTGACCATTGTGCAATTTTCGTAGGGCTTCCATTAGACTTAAAAGAGTAGTGCCCTGTATCTCTATATGGGTTCCCTCGAGCCGGACTACCTGACGGTCCCAGGACAGCTTTTCGCATGCGTCTCCTTTGTCGGCCCGGATTTGCCCCAGAAGAATGAACAGCTCGGAATGAAGATTCGCGGGTGCTTCCCTTCCCGTGACGAGGCGGCCACGCACGCCAAGCGCCTGCAGAAGGAGGATGCTCTGTGCGACATTTTCGTGGTCGACATGTACAAGTGGCTGCTGATCCCGCCGAAGCGAGACGAGATTGACGACGCGCATTACGCCAACGAGAAGCTCGAGGAGATTATGACCAAGTACCGTCAGAACCAGGCGCAGGCTGCGGCGATGTTCGAGAAGCGTAAGCGTGACATGATGGCCAAGCCGATCGAGGGTTCGGACACGCCTTACATCGAGCCCGGTGATGAGAACAGCAAGTTTTACAACAAGCCGGACGTCCCGCCGATTCCCCACCCGGCGGAGGTGCTGGAGCGTCTGCAGAAGGAGTTCCCGGACAAGCCGATCGCGGAGCTGGTGAGCCTGGCTGACGCGGAGGTCTCGGCGGAGATTGCGAAGCGCGAGGCTGAGAACAAGCCCAAGGTGGAGTTTGTCGATGGCGATGGTAACGTCGTCCCCCAGTAAATTAATGTAGACCTAAATTAAATAGATGGCGGTCCTGACCGTCATCGCCCTCCTAATAGTCCTTTGGCTCCTTGCAAAGGCCTATGAGGTTCTCCCCAAGTTAAAGACTCCGTCGTGGGAGTCGAACGAGGCTCGCCCGCCTTACTACGATGCAGAATTCTTAAAGGAAACAGACAGTCAGCGCCGCGAGGGTGCTTGGGTCGGGTTCCTTCAAGAGGATGTTTTCTCCAAGAAAACAGGACCTCTGGGGGATTTTGTGGGTAACGATTCACCGAGTGGTCACGCCATCCTGTACGCCATCACCGCCTAGGCAGCCTTGCCGGCCTGCACGACGATAGGTCGCATAGATACTATGATGACGCCTATGACGATGCCGATCGCGAGGACCGCAACGGGGTTCTGAATAAGCTCGTCGAAGCGGCTACTTCTTTGCGGGGGCGGACTTGCGTACTGGAGCCACGGTGGGGCGCTTTGTTGGTGGGCGTCCTCGAGGCCGGGGCTTGGCGCTCTCTCCATCGGATCCATTATCCTCCTCGTCACTCTCGCTTTTATCTTCAACTATAAAGTCATCCAACTCCGAGTCGGGCTCTTCATCCTCGAGCTCGGACTCGCTGTACTCGATGCCCGACTCGACGTCAGACTCGTCGTCGTCATACTCATCACTTGCATAGTCATCCTCGACCTTCTCAATGGGCTCGTAACGCACCGGGGGCTTGGACACGCGACCCGAGCGCGTGCGCTGGGCCGGAACCTCCGGCGCGTCACTGACCGTGAGATCGGGGGTCTGGGAAGCCTCTACCGACAGGGGCTCCGGTACGGTAGTCATCTACTGATTGCAAGGGGATCGTATCGTTTAAGTACTTTGGTCTAAACTGAATTCCTTTCGATATGGCAAGCTGATTTGCGATCGTTTCGCCCTCGTAGCCGAGGCGATCAGAAATCTCATTTATAGCCTCCGTGTAATTGGTATTCATCAAACCAAGGTTGCGCAGGTGCTCTATGGCGCCATAGAGGTGCGCGGCGCGTTCGGGATCGGCGTCAAAGGCCCGGAGCTCAGTCAGGAAGGACTTCCATTCGCGGGGGTCCAGACCCGAATATGGGTGGGCCTCCATCTCGAAACTCCTGAAACGACCCACTCCAGGCCTTGGGAAGAAGATCAACAAGACCGTGACGAGTAGGACTAGCCACACGAGGACCTTCATTCCTATTAATACTAGGGGGGAGAATATGTTCACGTCCGGAAAACTCGAGGCATTCCTCGTTTAGGCACTTTTGCTGAATCGTGCACCCCCGTATATGAAACCAGACGTGGTTCGACTTGTGTTCGGTCCGGACCCTCTCGCAGTACCGCGAGTCCGTCTCGACACACAGACCCTTTCCACGCGTCTTCCGGATACCCTTGACGTGGGCCGCCCCCTGACCCTCGAGGTTCGTCCGTATAAACTCCTCGAGGCGCGAGTCACTGACGTCCATCGCCCCCGGCGCCGATGCGACCCTTCTGATCTTCTGGGGTGACCTGACGGCTGACTGGCCCTCGATACGCACAACGAAGCGTTTCAGGGTCTCCAGACTGGGCACCGATGACAGAGGGGTTCCATCCGGAACGGAGATCCATGGGACGTACGGCGCGCCCTCTGGTTTCTTGTGTGACCAAAGGAAACGTAGACCCGAGCCGCCGTACACGCTCGCGTCTATGATTTGGGCCCATTCGCTCCCGTCCCCGAGTTCCAAAAGGATCCGCGTCCGCAGTCCTAGAGCCTCCGAGCGCGTCACGCACAGGTCAGGCCAGTGAAGGTGAAAGCCAGACTTGATCTCGTCCTTGACTCTGCGCGGGGGTGCGCGCGCCACGAGGCACGGGCCCTGACCGACGGCCGCATGGACCCTTTGGCACAGGTCGAGGGCGTCCTCATCTTCTAGGGCCCTGTCCGCCTTGAAGTCGATGTCAACAAAAAATTTGAAAATTTCCGTCTTTTGTTCAACCACGTAAAGACGTGTACCACATGTCAGGTCGGCCAGGTACGCCCGGTAAAACTCATCCAGGTCCTTGTCGGGCACGTGAAGCTGCCCGCCATCCATGAGCACGTGGGTCGGCGAGTCACTCTGTCCTTTTTTCACTACCCATTTCTTGATGAACATGATTTATAAGAGGTCTTAATCTCTATCAGTCCCGAAGAATTGAATCAGGTTCGCGGAGCGAACCAATTCCGGCGTCTCCAGAGTACGTTCACTACGTGAACGATCCTCACTCCCTATCAGTCCCAAAGAAACTTTCAAACAGGGACTGGATCAAAGGCTTGAATTCGGGCTCGGCCTGGGGCTCTACGGGCTTGGCGGGCTCGGGAGCCTCCTCGGCTGCCTCGGCCGCCTCGAGTATCTTTTCAATTTCGTGATGCATCTTCATGACGGTCAGGGTACGGGCAAGCGTCTCGGGGTCGGATCCGTCTGCACGGAGCTCGGCGAGGCGCTTGGCAATGGCAATCTTTGACTGCGTCATATTTCTTTTCAAGTTTTTAAGATGGACTTAGGGACGCAGAAAGAACGTCTGCTTTTCAGGGGTGGCGAGCACCTGGTGGAAGGCCGGGTTCTTGATGACGTGGGTCCTGATCATCTCCCACAGGTCGCGCCGCTTGGCGATTCCGTCGAGGGTGTCGAATTCACACCCGTCATTCTCGTCGTAGTTTTTACGGAACGGCACCTCCCTGCCCTCCATTTTAAACTTTTCTTCGTTAAAACGCCGGACAATGTGAGACTGCTCACCATTCGCCCAGGGCATCTCGAACACGTACACGTGGTACACGTTATTGACGCCCTCGGCATCTCTAAAGGAAAAACTGAAATAGGAATAACTTCCCTTTTTCAGATTTATGATCCCCCGGGTCTCCTCTTCGAGTTCGCGTATAGCACATCGGAGCGGGTTAACAATCTCACGGCGCCGGCAACCGCCCGTGACGAATGTCCATTCTTTGTACCGACGATCATGAACGAGTAGAAATTTGGGTGGACCTCCCTCACACTCCCTTGTCACGGGGACCGCTATGCTCTTGTGTCGCTCCATCGGATCCATGATCCGTCTCTACCATGTCCTGATCAAAATAATTCGCAAGGTTTCGCGTGCTCGGGTCGTAGCTAATCAAAAACACGAGACCCAGAAGCAAAAGCCACGGCCAGATCTGGCCCATCTAAGAGTAACCAACAAAATTTAATTTGCGTACAGAACCGAGCCCATCCCCTTCTGGATGCGCAGCACGTTGTAGTTCACCGCGTAGATGAAGTTGCCTGCACCGGTGGCGGCCGAGGCCAGACCCTTCAGGCCATTGGCCAGACCCGTGGGCACGATCAGGCGGTACGTGTCCAGGCGGGAGAAGTTGAGGGTGCCGGTCGGCTGCAGCTTGGAGGTGTCCAGGCAGTACGGGATGATCGCCACGTTGGACAGGGCCGAGTTGTGCGAGTAGCCGTAGGCGGTGTGGTAGTACTGGGCGATGTCCACGTAGGCGGGCAGGTGGCGAGACTCGGACACATCCACACCGTTGATCTGCACCTTGAGCTGCATGTTGGTGGCCGTGGCCGAGCTCGCGCCGTTGGTGCCGTAGGCCACGGCGTAGTTGTTGGACTGGAAGGCCAGGAACTTGATGGGGTGGGCCAGGGCCAGCTCCTGCATCGGCTGGGTGCCGATGGGCACGCGCTGCACCTGGGTGATCAGCATGTCGTGGGCGTTCTTGGAGAAGAACTCACGCTCAGCCTGGTCCAGGTACACGAAGTTGCTCCAGCACGTGTACTGGATACCCGCGTACGTGGCACCGGCCGCTGCGGCCGTGGTGCCAGTCGTGGAGGCGCCGAGGTTGCTCG